TCTTGTTTAACTTTGTAATTACCACATCCAAATACATAAAACTTCTTTTTAAATGACATTGTAATAGCTGTTACAGGTTTATCAGCTTCATCAATTGATGGAAACCCTTCATCAGCAGCTACCTCTATATCAACATTAACAACTCTAATCTGTTCAACATCGTATTTAATTTCACCAGGATAAGCATCATTTATATAAGGATATTCAAATTGAGTCATACCATAAAAAGGTATTAAACTATTCTTGTATTTTTGTATTTCTTCTCTTGCTTTAGCAGGGGAATCAAAATCCACTCTATCAACACACTTACCTTGTAGTGTACGATATTTAGAATTATTATGTCTTGATTTCTTAAAGAGGTATGGTTTACATGTGTTTCTATATTGTACACGTTTGCCATTACGATATCCTCGAACAAGAATATCATTGCGATTTAAAAACACGCTTGTATAAAAATTTGTCATATTACTATAATACGACTTAATAATGTATAAGTCAACAGTTTATTCTGCAACTGCTCTCATTCTTTTCACAAGACGTTCAGCACGATTAGTGACTTGTCGATACCATTTACTATCAACCATTTCATCAGCCGCAGCATTCCAATCCCCAGCTAGTACACCTTTTTTCATACCTTTAAACTTAGATAATCTTGGTCTGCCCATATTAAACATCATATTTGCAATTATAAGTTGAACTTCATCAGGTAATGAATCGAATTTCTTGTATAATTTTTTACAATCCTCAACAACTATTAAAACATCTTTTCCAAATGCTTCTTTAACACGTTCTTCTGACACCTTTGTTCCTACATCAGCACCATATTCTGGATCCCATTCAGTTATAAGATGGCCAATTCCAAATGTAGGTAAGCCTAAATGATCTAGATATACTTCATGTACACAACCTTCATCAGTTTCTAATTCGTTTCTTAATTGGTTAATATTCATATAAATCTCCATAAAAAAATAGGAGCGGATTGTCCGCTCCTAATATATAGGTTTTTAATAACCTCTTTTTTTTAGCTCTTTTTCTCTACGTGCTAGATCAGCAAAATCAACAGATCTTGCTAAATATCTTTCAACTTCACTTTGCTGATATCTACGAAGAGCATTATTTAAAAACGATAATATATTACTCATTTGTAATATCTATCCATATCTTTAAGTGTCTTCTGGTTTAATGCGTATGTTAAACTTTGGACAGTATGCTCTGGATACTCATGTATAAGATGTTGGGCTATCCATCTATTAGCAGATGCTTGTCTGCTTAACATCCAGCCTACCATTATACTTTTAAGTGTCTTTTTACCAGCATCGATTATAGAGTTAAGTGTTTTCCCGCAATAATTCGCGGTTAGTGTTAGTGTTGTCATTTTGACCCCCGTTTTGATTTATTTTAATTTTACGGGGACGCATAGCCTCTGGGATATGACGCTCTAAATGAATTACGAGCATACCATCCTGAAGATCAGCTCCTTTGACTTCAACAAACTCTGACAGCCTAAAAGATCTCTCAAATTGTCTACCTGAGATTCCTTTATGGACATAAAGATCCTGATCTCTTCTCTGTGATCTATTACCTTTTATGGTTAATATACCATCATGAGTTGATATATCAATATCTTCTTCCTTGAAACCTACTACGGCCAATTCTATAAGATATTCATCATCAGAATGTTTAATTACATTATGTGGTGGGTAATGATCTTTCTGATGATGTGCAGCTAATCGCTCTATATCGCCAAAAATATGATCAAAACCAACAAACGCGGAACGTGGAAATTTAAAAGTAGTGCCTGTCATATGTACCTCCTTATGCAAGCAAGGTTATTGTTAAAACGACTCGCCTATGCGACATCGTCATTACTATATATCTGTATTAGACTATTAAAAGTCAACAGTTACATAATTTTTTTTTATTTTTCTATAATTTTTTTTAAGTTGGGTTCAAAGAAGTTGGGTCCTTTTAAGACCTTACCATCTTCTCTGTATATAGGCTTACCATCTTCACCTAATTTAGACATATTAGATTTATGGACCTCTTTGAAAGTTTTATCTAAATTAATTCCAAATGTGTGACCACTCCCATAAACAACATATAATAAATCTGTTAAAGCATCAGCTATCTCTACTTGATCTCGTTTCAACATAGCAGCTTTCAATTCATTCAATTCTTCTTCTATTAAATCAACTCTCAATTTTCTTGTTTTATGATCTGGCCAATTTAGTTTACTGTATACTTCTTGACCAAATGCTTTCATAAATTTACCAACATTATCAAAATTACTCATTATATTATGCTCTTTTTTTACCTATATTATATTTTGGAATTAATTCCCATTCTTCTTTATGCTTGTAAGGAATTATTTTAATTCCATTTAATGGAATTTTATTTTTAAATAACTCATTGTCACGATCAGCTATTTTTACAAGATCCCATTCTTCTAGTAATTGAATTATGGAATTACGTCTACCTATATCTTCTTCTGTAATTGTTGAATTTTTACCATCTAAAGCAAACAACTCTTTAAAATGAACAATATAATATTTACCTTGTTTATGAAGAATATGACAACTTTGAAACAATGTGTTAGTTCTACGAGATGCAACGCCTATTCTTGTGAGAGTTTCTTTAACTTTTAAAAAATCATCTTGTTTTTGTAAAAGAACCTCTATCATGCTTTCTGTTGAGTACATTATCAACCACCTTTTTCTAATTTCTTTCTAATAATATTTAAATCTTCTGTAGAAAGTATAGACAGTGCTTGATATGCCTTTGAATATGAATATTTAAAATACTCTTTAATAACATCTATGTCATCACTTTCATTCTTTTTGGCCCATTTACTAAATCTCTTTTGAGCTCTAATACTATTTAGAAAATAATCAT